TTTGCCCAATACGCGGCGGATGTCGGACCCTTGGCAATGTTCTTTCCATGCCTAGCCTTGAATGACTTCCGTCTGTTCTTCTGGGTTTGTGACTCACCATCTTTAGGTTTGCCAGCAGTCTTAACACCCTGTTGTCCAAAACGAATAAGTTTTTCAGTTCCACCGTCATTAACTTTGACAACATGGGATTTGGTCTTGTGGTCAGGCGTGCGTCTTGGCGTATTAAGTTTGAGACTTTCTTTTAAAGATGGCGTGCTCATTAATCTACCAGACTTCTATCAGTTTGCCCAAGATTTCCATAAGTTCCAGACAATGCAGTCGAACCATCATCTCCAGGACCACCAGGACCAAAACCTAAAGCCTCGTTAATTGCATATTTAAATTTTGTTACAGCATCCGTAGATTCTGGCATCTTGCTATAATTATTAAGAGCTTTTCCACCAAACATTGCTAGTCCTAGTAATCCTATTGGCGGTACTCCTGTGAAAGAATCCATCACATTACCTACAGTGAGAGCCTGATTAAATGTTCCAGTTTCTGGATTACCGCCCGTACCATCCATATTCAAAGACGATCCTCTGCTTTCCATAAAATCCAAAATGTCTCTCACCTGTTTGTCAGCGTAACTGTCACCTTCACCCGTAACACCTAGAATACCATACGCTCTTGCCAATTCACCCACACCACCAAGATCATCTAACATAGACGGCCCACCCATGTTGTTGCTTGGAGCAAATACATTACGCAAGAACCTAGACATATCTTGACCTGCCATGTCTTCGTTCATACCACCGCCTGCACCACTACCAAGCAAGTTGGTCTTGAAGTTTTGCCCTATGTCACCATACACATTACTCAATGCAATCGGCGTATCTATCTCCTCGTTAAAAATATAAGTGGGCCTAGACATATCTGCATTTTGACCCTCGTAATTTCTGTCTTCGACATTTGTCAGTATTTTGGCAATGTTCATCAAGTCAGAATTAACATTCGGTAACTCCATATTGAAACCGTATCTGTTATCTTGTATCCCAAAATCTGGAGTGAATGGCGTGCCATGATAATGCTGTCTCGCAAAGTTGTCCTCAAACTCTGACGTTGGCATATATGAATTTCCAAACCTGTTCTGATAGTCAGTAGTTGCCTGTGCAAGTACATCAGGATTAGCTATCAAGTATTGTCTCTCAGGACTTTGAACAGCAAAGTCTTCTACTCTCGCCTGAAAATCTGCTCCTGGTGCCACGCCCTGTGACCTTACAGCCGCTGCAGCTTGATTCAACAGTTCTGGGTTAGCTTGTAAAGTTTGTAATGGTGCGCTGAGTTGAGTGTTAGCCCTCATGTTCGCTAACGATGTCGCTTGCTGATCGGCATACTGTTTGAACAAATCCATATTGACTTGACCCGTGTTGGGATCTAGTGCTATCGCTTCTTCATAGGTAATAGCCATACTAACTCCTACACGGCATATGGATTAATGCGAGGCTTGTCTAACTTGCGAGGCTCATCAATATCCATAGCTTGTGGCAACTCAAACCAATGATCATTTTTCAGATATATCATAGCTTGGGTGAACGTGTCTACATAGTCATCATGTGGTGCCACAGGAAACTTCGTCAACTCAGTTACAAAATCCCTAGCCCAACTGACTTTATGACCTCTGTTTTTTTTGCTCTCAGGTATCCACACCATACCCAATTCCAATATCGGAGCTGCTTGATGGGCCCGACTAATCTTGTCGGCATTGCCAGGATTGTATGCAACCGCTGGTACTTTGGCTAATCGCAGATCTTGTAACAACGACTGACCACTTGCCTTGGCCTCAACCAATACACGGTCTGGTCTTCGCGCTCGACTGTACGGACTTTCGTTAGTCATCCCACCGTACTCAGTATTCCAATCCTTAATACACTTCGATCTTAAATCTGGATAGCTAAGATGCTCTGCCCATGCGTCAATTAACATCGCTCCTCTTTGACCCTCGTGGGTAAAGATTGCCCAGACAGTACACGCTGTCGGGTCACCCGTTGTCTTTTCCGTAAAGGCACAGTCATAACTTTGTAAAATATATTCAAACGGTGGTAGCCCTTCATCAGCAGGCCATAACTCCAAGAACTTGGTCTTTAATATCCCACCCTCACTAGGTGTCGGGTCTTGTTGCAATTGACCTGCCGTGCCATACGTTCCCAACAATTGTTTCAACTCTGTGATTTCTTTATCACCAAATCGCTCTGGGCAAATCAACTCACCCTTTTTCTTTCGTGGGTCATACACACCAAGTGTAGATTTCCTCTCCACACCATCCCATTCCGCTGGTATCATCAGATGTTCCCACCCACCAATGTCTTCTAGGATGTGACCTGATATGTCACGGTCATGTAGTCGTTGCATAATCGTGACCATTGCGTCATTGCGTGGATCGTTCAGTCGGGTGGACCACACCATGTCAAACCAATCCAATGCACTCTCTCGCATCGTATCGGATTGAGCTTCTTGTGCCGAATGTGGATCGTCAAGTATAAGCCTAGATCCACCCTCACCCGTTGCCGTTCCACCAACTGACGTTGCTAGACGATAGCCCGTCTGGTCATTCTCAAATCTTTGCTTGGCGTTCTGATCACCAGACAGTTTGAAAATGTCACCCCATCGCTCTTGATACCACGGAGATTGGATCAGTCTTCTGGCTTTTAGGTTGTCTCGTATTGATAGGTTGCCTGAGTAAGACGCACATAGAAATTTTTGCTCTGGCTGACTGAGCCATTCCCACATGGGCCACATCACAGATACTATCGTACTCTTACTGTGCCGTGGTGGGATGTTGATCAGTAGCTTTCTAATGTCACCATCAGTCACGGCCTGTAGGTGCTCACAGATTTCTTCTATGTGCCATGAGGGTATGAACTTTACTCCTGGCTCAACTACGGGCCATGACTGTTTGACAAACTCATATAACGATGCTGAAGCGGCTCGCCGATCACGCTCAGTCCTAATCAAATCACGCAACACAATTGGACTAGTGGTCTGAATGTTTTCGGCTAGGCTCACCCATTACTCCCTTGTTGATATCTCGACAAGACCTGTCTCGCCTGCTGTGAAGATGATACTCTTCGCTTCGCTCTGTCCTTTTTTTACTTGATCTGGAGTAAGACTACAAGCAATGTCTTTTGCTATGACTAAACACTTGTCGCACTTCTCTGTTGTCGGTGCCTGAACAGCCAAGACCAATGCTGTAACAAACGCTTGATAATTATTGGTGATCGGTTCCATTATACGCTCCTACTCAATTGGTTAAACGCAACTGTAAGGATCTTGGTCTTGTTACCCATCGTGTCGCACACATAGGTCCACTTCCTACTGACCTTGGCCCAGACTGTTCGGTAACCTGAACCTACACGGGGCATCTCGTCTTGAAGTCTCAGGGTCATCTTGGTAGCACCCTTCATCGACTTAGGCGGCTTCTTGCTGAAGGGATGCTTTGGCATTTTGAATTTCATGTCCGTTCTCCGTTATCGTATAAAAGAAATTTTATCGAGCGTGCCATTGTCTCTAACTTTACGAATACTGGCAGAGCTATTGCCCATGCGCTCTACCCATGCGTTGGCTAGATTATGTGCGTGATCGTAGCTGTCAGCGTCTAGCTCTACAAAACGATCAGCTACTCCCATGTCTCCATGTATTTCCACATGAACTACATATTTGAAGCCCTCGCCAGCTGCCTCATATTGAGACTTACGGGCAATTCTTCCGTTGATCGCCACCTCAGAAGAAACTAAAAAATCTATTGAATAACTCATATCACCCTCCGTTATTAAGTTATACACTCTTATACCACCCTAATAATATTAGGTCAACTCTTTTTTCCTACAGTTGAAGACGACCATTACCTCTATCGCCTATTGTAGCAGGCATAACCTTAGACCTATAGCCATCGGCCTCGATCTTAACGAGCGACCACCAGCCCTCAAAATGTGGCTCGTGCAACCAAAATGGTTTCTTTACCCAAGTCACCTTCAGGCCCACCACTTTAGGGTGGGCCTTTTTGATAATCTTTTTGATAGTGGGTAAGCTAGGCTTCATATTATCCTCACTCTCTTGTTTACTATAAACTGTGCATTCATTTCTGCCCAACGGATCGCTTGATCACGATCAGAGAACCTTCTCATTAATGGGCGGTCAGATGATCCTATCTTAGAAATCTCTACTCCATAATCACCTGTCTCGATGTCGCGCACGATGGTCACTTCATCTTTAGGTGTGTTAATGGATTTGAATGTTAAAAAATCTGAAGTTCCAAAAATCATTTCTGAGCCTATGTTTTCCATGTCGTTCTCCGTTATTTCGTTATAACTATTTATACTACCCTACTCATATTAGGTCAACTATTATTTTGAATTATCTTCAATTTTTTTCATAAGCGTTTCCATCTCGATTAGCTCTTGATCACTCAGGTTACGCAGATCAACAGCGGCCAGCTGGATCGGACCACCACCCTTGCCCGTGTGTTCGTTCGTAACTTTCGTGTGGTCTCCGTAAACTTTAGGAAGCATTTTTGCCAACATCCATTTTCTCGTATCCACACGGAGTCGGTTCCTAGCAATCGCCTCGTTGCTCAGACGTTCCCTCGTTCCGTCCTCTGCTGTTGTGTAGTTCTCGTCAGCTATCGCCACTAGCTCATCGGCTAGCAGGAGGTAGCCTGCCTCGCGCGCCTGCGCGTACTGAGTGGCTAACTCAGTAGCCTCTCCTATCCAATCAAGAAAAGTTCTAACAGAAGGTAGCTTATCATCGTGATCTAAAATTGATCTGAGAGACTTTCCTTCAGCTATCTGAGCACACACAAGAGCAGTAATCTTCTCTCTATCATAGAGCCTAGCATTAGGTCTTGTGTGAGGCTTCAAAGTTCGTTTTGATTGTTTTTTTTCTGAATCACTAAAAAAAACATTAGGTTTTTTTGAGCCACTTTTAACCACTTTCAGGTTAGGTTTTTTACTCTTCTTTTTATCGTCTGTTTTGTCTGTCATTTTTAGCTCCAAATCACCCTTCCAAAATAGCGTTTTAATTGTTTGTTTTCCCTATAGGGTTTTTAAGCAAACAAACAATCACTTTTCAATCACTCTAATCAACGACAG